CTTCTTGATCGAAGCTGTTGCCTTGTCGGCGCCTTTGGATACACCCTCCGCCGCCTTCTCGGCCCGTGCGCCAGCCGCCGTGAGCTTGTCGAGGTCGGAGCTCGCCTGCGCGGCATCGGTCGAATCGACCTTGATGCCGAGTTCAGCAATAGAAGTCATGCGGGCTCCGTTATTTCGATTCGCTCATCACGAGCATGGCTTCTGCTTCCATGACACGGATGTCGTGGAAGACTTCAGGGATTTCGCGCCGCTTCATGCCCAGCATCGAGGCCACCGGCGGCAAGGCGTTGTAGTCCAACCCGGTAGCCCCGCCCATGCCTACGCGCCACTGCGTGGACATCGCTTCGAACAGCAGAAAGGCCGGCCAGTTGTCTGGCCAGACCTCGTACTCTTCTTCAGGGATGTCGGCGAGCGTCATGCCGAAGGCTGCCAAATCAGCTTCGGACGGACCGGGCTCGTACAGGACGCGGGCGGCGCCGGTCAGTTTCCCAGGCGGGCCGGTTGATAGGCGCTCTGGTACGCGGAAAGAACAGCCTGAGGAGCGCCAATGCAGGTGGTGACCAACGCCGTCAGCGACTCGTCCGAGAGCTTCTCGTCGAAGCCCCAACCCTCGATGATGTCCTTGAGCTGGCCGACCTGCAGCGCGATTTCGGCGCCGGTCGCTTCCTGCCAGTTCAGCTCGTCTTCCTGCACCTTCTTGGCATGCTCGTCGCGCGCCGCATTCCACTTATCGAAGTGTGCGGCCAGGGCCAGCCGATCCATGTACTTGAATTCGAACTCAACGCTGACCGGCTCAGCGCCTACGCGTGGAATCGCGACCTTCGCCTTGAAGGTCGGGTTCTGGGAAATTTTGATCTTTGCCATGGATTACACCACCGCCGAGTAGCGGGTTGGACGACCAGCCAGCGACAGGCTGATAACGCGGGTCATCAGGTTGTTGCGGGACAGTGCGGGGGTCGAGGTGATGGTCACGTAGGCGTTGTACAGAATGACGTCGCCGTTCGGCAGGTTCAGGCGCAATACGCGAGTGACCTTGTCCTCGTCAGCAGCCTCAACCACAGGCACGTACGGCAGAGCCGGGTCATCTGCAACCGTCACCGACATGCTGATCGGGTTCTTCGTGGTCGGGATCTGGCGGTCGTCATCGTCAGCCAGGAAGCCGAACGTCAGGAACTGCTGATCGCCGCCGCTGGTGGTGACGTCGGTGATTTGCGAGATCTCGACGAAGCCGGTCACCTCGCGCACCGATCCGATGCCGGAGCCAGCCGGGTATGGCTGCAAGTTGGTGGTGTTGATGTTTTCCAGTGCGAAAGTACCGGTCAGGCTGTCCGAGACGCGCGCTGCACGGTCATTGAGGCGAGTCCAACCCGAGGTCACGGCGAGGATGTCGCCATCGCTGAGGCCATGCGCCGCTGCCGTCGCTACGGCAGGATTGGCGTTGCTCAGTGCGGTTACAGGAATGGCAGCGCCATACGCCGAAGCAATTTGAAGGGTGGCGCCGTTGGGGAGTCGAAAGCCCATGGTTGTGTTTCCTCTGTGCAGAAATGACAAAACCCGCTCGGTGGCGGGTTCTGGGTTTGCCCAACGGGCGAATTAGTTGGTGTCGGATCGGTATTGGAATGAGGCCGATACCGTGAAGGTGTTGCCGTCTGGTATCCCGGGCCCGGGCGCCACCGGCGTCATCACCAGCGCGACAAGCCCGGCGCGGGGAATACGCAGGTTCAGCGGGAACAGCGCGGCCAGTTCATCAACGATGCCGCTTGCCTCGGTTCGGTACTTGCCGGAGGCCGTCACGATGTTGATCTGGAACACACCGGCGTAGACCCGGTGATCGCCGCTCAGTGTATTGCTGGCCGTGACCGCTGGAAGCGTAAAAGCGCGCAGGTACGTCTCGCCCGTCGCAGGCGTGTAGGTTTCGTTCTCGACCACAACCTTGATTGGCTTGGCGCGAGCCTTGGCCCAAGTCAGCAGACGCGACTCGAAGGCCGCCGCAATGATGTTGTGCGACATTACGCCTCCTTGTAGGAAAGCTCAGGCGAGATGCCGCGCAACGTTTGCTTATGACCACAAACGCTGCAGATGTGTGGGTACTGAGGAGGACATGAAAGGAAAACTACTGAGCCCTCCTCCTGAATCAGGCGACCGCCGCAATCACACAGCGCATAGCGCAGTACTTGATTCACTGGGATTTCTTCGTACTTCATACCTGATTGTTCCTGATGGCTTCTTCGACGATCTGCTGGAAGCGAGCCAGCGTTATCTGCACCATGCCGGCCGGGGCCTTGGCTGAGTGCCCGTATTCCAGCGGAATCGCGTACGGCAGATTGTTCAAAATGTATGCCGCCTGCCCCGCCGTGAGGTCACTGGCAGAAGCGATCAGTGAGGCGATCGCATCCTGGCCGGTCGGATCGACCTCTTCGAAGGTTACGCTCTCGATGTTGTCGATCGAGAGGTGCCAGTTGCCTTTGAATCGGCCTGTGTCGACGGGCGAGAGGCGAATGACAGAGGTTCCAAGTTCGATAACGACTTCGCGAAACACCTCGTCGATTGCGTCTTTCGCCTGCTCGGCGAATTGCGCCAGGCTTTCAGCAAAACTTCCCTGCTGGCCGCCGTAGCGGCTGGTCATGTGATTCGCCATTACTTGCGCACCTGAAGCTCGAAGCCGACCGCGAGACCGGCGAAGTTCCACGGAGCAACGGCTATCACCGTGTACACCGTGCCGTCGAATGTGATCTTGTCGTTGCTCTGCGGTGCCGGCATGTCTTCGCCAGTCAATTGAACCGGCGACACCAGCAGCTTCACGTCGCCGCGAACGATCAGCGTCCCATCGATGTACTGGTTGTCGTACTCCTCGCGGAAGCCTGAGCCGTTCACGACCAGCTCGCTGGGTGCAGGCGGCGCATCTGGGTCATATTCGCCGACGATCTCGCGGCGCAAGACCAATTCGAGCCCTTTTCCACCCTTGCTGCGCGGCGCGAGCATGCGGGTCGCCGTGGCCTTGGCGCGGTCATAAATATCTGCCATCACTTCCGCCTTATTCTGTAGATCGCTGAGCACCGACAGTTGGCGCGCTCACTCCACCCAGCACCCAGCGCAGAATCGCCCGGGTAACGAAGCAGCGCGCCGTTCGGGCTTTGAAAAGGCTGATCCTTCTGCACTTCCTGCCCGCCCATGACCGAATGCGTGTGCCGGACCTTCTTGTCGGCCCGATCGCGCCATGTCTTGGTCACTGAATCGCGATCAAGCCCCTGAGCAATCAACTGCTCGTAAACCTGATCCCGACCGGCGCCGAAGGATTCCAGCGCCTCAGCCTTGGAAAGCATCTCGGCGTAGGTCTTCATCAGCCGATCAGCATACCGGCCAGCGATCTTGTCGACGTCAGCTTGGGCAACAGGTTTGCCTGCACTGATGGCGCGATTCACGATGCCATCGAAACGGCGATCCCGGCGCTTGCGCTGCAAATAATTGCGCATCTCGTCGGGGTTTCCGCTCAGCAACTGCCGGCGGGCATTGATGACGTATTGCGCGTAGTTTCCGGGTAGGCCAATCACACCGCCTGAGCGGGATCCTGTTTGCGCGCTTACTCGTCCAAGTAAATCGAGCGCCGCCTGCCGTGGGCTGCGGGTCATCGGCGTGGCGCCTACTTCGACCTGCAGCGACGGCGTAGCTACAGCGCGGCTGCGCGAGCCGATAACGGCCCGAATGGCATCGCGCACATTCACGTCGGCATCGCGTCGAATCTCGGCGGCTTTCTCCACCAGCCACTGCTCTGGCTCAGGCTTGCGGACGTCGAATTCAAATCGCCCCAGATCCTTGGGGATTGCGATCGCCTTGATCTCGAACTTGGCGCCTGCTAGGTACACATTTCGAGCCAGCTCGAGGAAAGCCGCCAGCGCTCCCAGGCTCAGCAGCGCTGCCAGCCCGTCTTCGTCCTCTTCGGTAATCAGTCGCTCAACTTCAGCCACCTTTGCTGCACCTACCACCAGCTTGACCTGGTCCAGGTAGGACTTCTGCATCGCAGGCTCCATTCCCTCGATGGCCTGGATGATCTGCGCCGGGGTCATACCACGAACACCACAGGCAGCGTGCAGCGGGCCACCAGCACAGGAGCGATCATCTCGTCGATGATACTGATCACCGGCCTGACCGACGCCGCACCATCTGCGCCTGCCGCAACCGAGAATTCCTCTTCGATGGGGCCGACCTTCTGGCGCTTCACCGTGGATGCGGCCACGAAGTCAGGGCTCAGGCTGCCCGGCTCGACCAGTTCACGCAGCGCTGCTTCGTACGTTGCCTGTTCAACCTCAATCGGAACTTGATCGGACGGGATTGCATGCCCCTCGTAATCCTCAGCACCGGTGCGCGGCCATTCCCTGGCTTGCCCTCTGCCCTCGGTCTTCACGCCGGGGAACAATGACTGCCACACACCAGAAGCCAGCAGCTTCCGGTAGCGACCGTCGATGTAGACCGATGCCCGGATCAGCGCGGCCTGCTTCGCCACGTCATCGCCGGTCCACGCGGCATTCGCGCGCGCAGCGTGATAGGCGTCGGCAGCTGCGACGGTTCCGTAAAAGTCTGGCATCGGGATATCTCGAATAGGTGGAGCGTCATGCGCTCCGGTTTTGCGGGGTGTTACGCCTTGGCGGCGGCCAATGCTGCCTGCAGGGCTTCCAGATTTGCTTCGGCGTCGAACTCAACGTTCAGCGCCTTCAGCTCGTCGATGACCTTCTGCTTTTCGGCAGCGACAGCAGCCTCGGCCTCTTCCAGCTTCTTGCGCAGAGTTTCGACTTTGCTGTTGCCAGCGGCATCGATGCCCAGCGCCTTCAGCTTGGCAAGCAGTTCGGCCTTTTCGTCGCCGGACGGAGCCTCGACAGCCTCAAAACTGAGGACATCGATTTTCTTGGCCTGCTCGAGCTCTGCCTCGGTCAGCGTCAGTTCCCGGCTTGCACCGATGCCGATCATCTTGATCGCACCCATGGACCAGAGGCCGCGCGGGCACGTGCCGCTGTTCGTGACTTTCACTTTCATGACAACCCCCTTATGCAGGCTCGGACACACCGTCCATGTACGCCATGGCGCCTGGCAGGCGTACTTCAACACCGCCGGTACGCGCGATGATGCCGGTCTCGAAGCCCATGATGGTCTTCTGATGAACCGGCAGCACCATGCGAGGCATTGGCAGGTGGAAGCGGATCACGTCCAGAGCGCGACGGTACGCGGCGATACGACCACCGCCACCAGCACCTGCGGTCGACAGCGAGTCGGCCGTCAGGATGGTCAGCGGGCGACCGGTGCGCGCGGTGTACACGTTGGAAGTGCGGAAGCGCTCCAGGATGGTCGGGCTGTTCGCTTCGGTACCGACGAAGACCGTCGAGATGTAGTCCATCACCTCGAGAGGCAAGGCCAGGGTATCGGCCAGCTCTACGTTGTTCGACGCCTGCGGCACCACCTTGAGCAAGGTGTTGAGGTCGTTCAGAACCTGTTGCGGTGTCTTGTCGACGAAGAGCGTGGAGCTGCCAGTGCCGGTGGCCGCAGCGGTGATGGTCTGCACGTTGGACTGGTTGACAAAGCCACGCCAGTTTTTCTCGGTGCTACCGGTGGTGGCGATGTCGTAGAGCAGGCGCTCGGTGGAGCGACTTGCCGACATGGCTTTCAGGTCGTTCAGGTTGCGGCCATACAGAGCGGCCTGATTGACCTCTTCCAGATTCCACTCCCAGCCGGAGCCGATCATGGCGTAGTCGTGCGAGCCTTCGCCCCACGAAACGTTGTTGAACGGCATGTCATTGGCGGCGCCGGACAGGAACTTGGCTTCGCCCGCGAGCTGCATGCTGTAGAACTGGGTCCCGATCGCCCATTGGTTGCCTTCGGTGACGACAGGCATCAGGTCGCGGTAGCTGTATTCCGGGTAGCGAGCTTCATAGATCGCGGTTTCGATGTTGCGGCCCTGGGCTACAACGAATGGCAACGCTGCTTGAGCGTCTGCGAATGCTTGTCGCATGTTATGCGCTCCGGTTCTTGAGGGAGATTTCCACGATGTCGCCGGCGGCACCAGTGGTGTCGAAGAACGCGCTCGGGATAGGGCCAACAATGCCGGTGCCGGCAGCGTTGGTGTAGGTGTTGGTGGCGGTCACGTAGTAGACCGGATCGCCATCGACCACCGGCGTGCTGACCGTCACGTACATCTGGCCGCGCTCACGGATGGACGCGGTGAAGTACTGTGGGTAGCCGTCGACCAGGGTCGACCCTGCTTTCACGGCAGGGACAGCCGGGGTCAGCTTGGCGATGCCAACGAACTTGCCGCCGGCTGCGAATGGAACAACGCCGTGGTCGCCGGCGCCGCGCTGGACTGG